CACCCACCCCAGCAGGCGCCGCAGGTGGTTCAACTCGGCAGCAGTCAGCATGCACACCGGGTGCTCGCGCCCTGCACGGCGCACATGCGCCGGGTTGTTCCCCAAGTCGCAGCCGGGCTCCCACTGGCCTGGGCAGGCGCTCAGCAAGCGGGCCTTGCACATGCAACGTGCTTCGGCGGGGCCTGCGCCTAACTCCTCGCTCAAGCGGAGTCCAAACGGCCCGCCACCTTGGTCAGCTTCCATCATGCTTCTCCTTGGGCCGTTTGGCCCCGCTTAGCTCGAACGTTCGGCACCCGGGCCAGCGCCGCTTCCGCGGCCCGCATCGCGGCCTGGTACTCTTCCTCGGTGCACCTCAATGCGTCCTGCTCTGCATCCATCGCCAGGCACACACGACGCAGCTCGCGCAGCGCCGCGACAGCCGCGATCGCGGCGTCGAGCGTGAGGACTGGCGGGCGGCGCGGCATGCCTCACCCCTTGATCCTGTGCTGCACCACCCGCACGACGCCGCCCGGCAGCTCGCGCGATTCCTCGATAGTCGGCCCTGGCAGGAACCCGGACCCATGCTGCTTCCCCGTCACCCGCAGGTACTCGACCTCCACCTTGGCGGTGTTGATGATCGCCTGCGCCACCTGGCTGATCGTGGCCGCCTGCTCGGTGGTGATCGTGCCCGCGCGCAGGCCCGCCAGCGTCTCGAACAGGTGCGCGTGCAGGTCGGTGATGGTGTGCGTGGTCATGCCGCAACGTCCTTCGCGCGCTGGTTGAGTTGCCGGCGCAGCGCGCCGATCAGCTGCACGGCCTGGGCCACTTCGCGCGGCAGCCGGTGCACGGTGTTGCGCCGCATCAGCTCCTCGCGCGTGACGAGCTCGAGCGCGTCCGGCGTGATGAGCGCCGGGTCCGTGGTCCTGCGGCCGGCGCGGAACACCACCACATGACCTGCCGGCACCGGCCCGTGCGCCGACTCCCACACCAGCCGGTGTTCGCTGCACCAGTGCAGCCGCGGCGAGCGGCCCGGCACGTCGGCGAACTTGCGCTCGAGCGTGCCGTCCTTGCTGATGCGGTAGCTGCCAACGGGCACCCAGGTGTGCGGGGTGTTGCCGCGCCGGAATCTCGTCTCGGCGCTGCGCCCGCCAGCGGCGTAGTGCAGGCCCTTGTTCCACGGCACGGCGCCCGGCTTGATGCGCGTGACCTGGCCGCCGTGGCCAGGCTGCAGGAAGCGCTCGCGCGCCGTCGCGGCGATGAACGCGCGGTCCTTGCGCAGGCCCAGTGCTGTGGCCTTGGCATAGACCTGCTTGAGTGTCAGGCCGAGCCTCGCGGCGATGTCCTCGGTGAGACTGTCCGTGTAGGCTCGGCGCAGGGCTTCTTCTTCCCACGGCTGCCAGCGGTGGCGTGTCTTCATGCTGCTGGCGCTTCGTGGATGCGCTCGACCTTCACTCCCAGCGGCAGCAGGCGCTCCAGGTCTTCCTGGGTTGCCACGCGGGCCTCGAGCATGCTGTCGGCAACGTGCGCCATGGCGCGTGCAGGATGGGTGGTGCGGATGAGCCGCAGGGCGATGCCGGCATCCTTGCCGGCGACGATGTAGATTCTGGTTTCGGTCTTCATTGGTTAGGCTTCGATCAGAAAGGGATGTCGTCGAACTTCCAGTCGGCGCACGCGTTCGGCGTATGCCGAAAGTCCTCTGGTGGAATGGCGTCGAACTTGGCGCAGCGTGGGGCATGCGCGAAGTGCTCGCAGTGGTCGCATGTGGTCACGATTCGGTCGAGCTCGGCCAGGCGTCGGCGCAGGGCGTCGCGCATCGCATTGAGCTCGACGCTGGTCATGCGGCCTCCTTCTCGGCAGCGAACTGCACGCCGACGATGCGGGTGTACTTGCCGTCCTGTTGGACAGCGATGCGGCCCGGCTCGGCCAGTTCGCCGGAGCGCTCGAGCGCCTCGTCGACGCCATGCGGCACCGGCTGCGTGCCGCGCTTGTCCCACCAGGCGCAGGCCTTGGCGCGCGGGTAGCCGTCGTGCTCCAGGCACACCCACTCGCTGGCGACCACGCGCAGGCCCGAGAAGTAGTCCACGCGCAGGCTGTCCGGGCTGCCCTCCTTGACGTGGTGCCGGTAGCTGACGCGCGTGACGCTGTACCACTGCGGGCCGGTGGAGAGCACCGGCGTCGTCGTGTCGGCGCTCTCGCGGTGGTTGATGCGCTTGGGCTCGGGGAACAGGTGCCCGCAGTGCGTGCATGCGCGCGCGCTCAGCGGCGACGGGTTGCCGCACTCGTCGCAGTAGCGGATCATCGCGCGCGGCTCGTCGGTCCCGGCCTTCGGCCTCCTGGCGCGTCCCTGGATGGCGTCCACCGGGCCGAGCGTGGCCGTGGTGTCGGTGAAATCGAGCCACAGGCAGTCGGCTTTGCCCGGCGCCGTGCGCATGCCGCGGCCGGCGATCTGCACGTACAGCACGGGGCTATTGGTGGCGCGCAACAGCGCGATGCAGTCGAGCTCTGGAATGTCGAAGCCGGTGGTGAGCACGGCCACGTTGCACAGCGCGCGCAGCTCGCCACGGCGGAATGCGCGGATCGTCTTCTCCCTCTCGGCCTTCGGCGTCTCGGCGCTGACCACCGCGCAGGCGATGCCGTGCGCGTCGCGCAGCTCGGCGGCCAGGTGGGTGGCGTGCTCGACGGTGACGCCGAACACCAGCCAGCGGCGGCGCTCGGCAGCCAGGCGCACGAGTTCGGCGCAGGCTGCGCGCACCAGCTCGGCGCGGTCGCTGACCTCGGCCAGCGCGGCGATGTTGTACTCACCGGCGACGAGCCGGACGCCGCTGGTGTCGATGCGCGTCATCGTCTCGCTGGTGACCAGCGGCGCGACGTAGCCGTCGGCCAGCAGCTCGCCCATCGTCACGCGCGTGGCGACGTGGGTGAACAGGCCCTGCTGAGTGAGCCAGACGCCGTCACCGCGGAAGGCCGTGCCGGTCCAGCCGATCACGCGCATCGCCGGGTGGAAGCGCCGCAGCTCGTCGATCAGCCTGCGATACATCGTGGTTTCGTCCTGGCTGACCAGATGGCACTCGTCGATGAGCAGCATGTCCACGCGGCCGAGTTCGTGCGCGCGCTTGTAGACGCTGCCGATGGTGGCGTAGGTGATCGCGCGCCCGAGCTGGCGGCGGCCGACGCTGGCGCTGTAGACGCCGGCCGGCGCACCTGGCCAGATCTGCAGCAGCTTGGCCAGGTTCTGCTCGAGCAGCTCCTTCACATGTACGACCATCAGCACGCGGGTGTCGGCGTGCTGGGCCAGCGCGCGCCGGCACAGCTCGGCGATGAGCACGCTCTTGCCAGCGCCGACGGCTGCCTCGACGACGGGGTCGCCGTCGTCGTGCTGCTCGAACCATGACCACAGTTCGTCGAGTACGCGCTGCTGGTAGGGTCGGAGCTGGATCACACGTCACCCGTGATGCGGAGAAGCACTTCGACCTGGCGATCGGAAATGAACATCCGATCGGCGTATTCGTCGAACCTGTCTTGAAGGTCGGACACGAACTGCTCCTCCCAGGCGCCGCGTGCCTTGTCCTGCGCGATGCTCAGCGCTTCCTCGAAATCGAAGTCGAGGTCTGCTACGGTCTGACTCACGCCACCACCTCCGCAGCCGGCCACGCCGTCTTGATCTGTCGAACCTGCGGGTCTCCGAGCATCGCCTTGTGCTTCGCGGCTGCGATCTCGCGGCTGCTGAACGCCGGCGGCGCTCCGTTGACGAACGGCATCCCATCCGGGCCGATGTACTGCACGGCAGCGTTGCCGTCTGGCTCGGTGCTCACGGCACCCTTCGTGCCGATGCGCTCGAGCAGCAGCGGGATGTAGCGGTGCCCGGCGCAGCCTTCGCGCTGCTTCTGGTCGCCGATCGGGATGCCGTTGTGCTCGCACGACCACATGCCGCCATGAGTGTCGGTGCGCGGCGTGCTGTGCGCGCAGGTGCGGCAGTTCACCTCGGGCGCCTCGGTGCCGTGGCACATCCCGTGGAAGGTGCACATCTTGCACACGTACCAGGCCGGGTCGTCGTTGATGCGTGGCGGTGGCTCGGCCGCGGCGATGATGCGTGCGGCACGCTCGGAGAGTTTGGCGAACTCGGCGGGGTCGAACTCGATGCGTTCCTGGTACAGCGCGCTCGTGTTCTTGTTCTCGGCCAGGTACAGCGCGCGCTGCATGCCGGTGAGCCCCATGTAGACCTGCATCTGCGCCCAGTGCATGGGCTTGGACGCGCGCACGCCTTTGGCGGTCAGCTCCGCGAAGCTCTTGTCGCCGTGCGTCTTGAACTCGACGACGTGCCAGGTCCGCGGTGCTTCCGGCAGGCCGCGCACCGCGCCGTCCAGGCTGCCGCCGAAGTGTCCGCCGTGGGCGCTGACTCGGTACTGCTGGCCGGTCTCGTCGACCTCGTGCACCTGCACGCCGATGGCGCGCAGCTCAGCCACGGCGCGCGGCTCGAACTGGTGGCCGGCCTCGAACAGGCGCAGCATGCGCCCGTCGAATCGCTCGCGGCCGGCCCAGCGGAAGTGCAGCCACAGGTAGCGCTCGCAGGCGTGGCCGATGACGCTGGCACCCAGGTGCGCGCGGTGGCCGCCACCGGCGGCCTCGCGCTGCTCGTACAGGGAATAGATCGCCTGCACGGTCTGGTGAGCCGGAGCTGGGACTGCAACCATCTCAGGCCTGCGCGCCGGCCGTCCTGCGGGCCCACGGTGCCGCGGGTGCTGCCGGCGGCGCAACAGGTGCCGACGCCGGCATGGGTGCCGCGGGACGCGCCTGGCCGGCAACCGGTGCCGCGGCCTCGAAGCCGGTGACTTCGTTCTTGTCCGGGTACTGGCCGGAGTCGTCCTTGCGCACCTTGACGCGGATCTGCACGGGGCGCATGTGCAGTTGCGTGGTGTCCTGCAGGTTGATGACGCCGACGGCGTGGCACAGCGCGCTGAGCTGGCCTTGAGCGATGCGCTCGGCCTCGGCGCTGCTGCGGTGCTCGATGTTGAGGTTGGCGAAGACGCGGCGGTTCACGCAGGGGCCCTGCAGCACCTGGAAGGTCAGGGCCAGCGCGCGACCTTGCCCGCTCTTGAGCGGGCGCACGTCGGACTCGACGACCTGCGCCAGGTAGACGCCGGCGGGGATCGGCGAGATGGGTTCCTGCGGGGCGACGTTCGCCGCGTTGAAGCTGAGTTGGGCCACGATGGCCTCCTATGCAATGGCCGCGGCTGGGGCCGGCGCGGCATCGGCGTGGTGAGTGGTGTCGCGAACCTTGCGTGCGATGGCGGCCAGGTCTGGCGGCTCGAAGAGGTCCAGGCACCCGCTGCGGTCCTTGGCCTCGTGGGTGAAGTCGCGGCCGGTCTGCAGCCAGCGGGTGACGTTGCCGTCGGCGTCGCGCTCGACGCGCAGCGCGAACACGAAGTCGAAGTAGTAGCCGATCCCCTGGCCGAGCATCTGGCCCGGCAGGCTCGGGAAGTACAGCTGCGCGCCGCTGGCCTGGTCCTGCGTGCGGGCCTGCTTGCACGAGAAGTAGACGTTGCGCCCGGGGATGTCGCGGAAGGCGCGGATCAGTGCGCCCATCTGGTCGGCGAGCTGGCCGTATGCGGCCCGGGGATCCTTGTTCGCGGCCTTCTCGCGCGAGAGGCAGACTTCGGCGATTTCGCTGATCGAGTCGAGACAGACCCAGCGGAACTGCGCCGCGTCTTCCGACTCGACGATGAAGCGGTAGGCCTCGTGCACGTCCTCAATGGACTGCACCTCGATGACCGGGATGTCGTGGCCGCGCAAACTCAGAAGGCCGGCTTCGGCGCTGATGATGACGGTGGGCTCTCCGGTGGTGGCTGCCAGCGTCGTCTTGCCGGCGCCGGCGGGGCCGTGCACCAGCACCTTGAGGCCGTTGTCAGCCGCGGCCCGTGCCGTGGTGGTCAGGCGGATGGCCATGACTACACCGCGACCTTCACGGCGACCTTCGCCGGCTTGACCGTGACAAAGCGCGCGATGCTGGACCAGGCTTGGGGTTCGTTGTGGCGCAGGTACTTGCAGCCGGTCTCGTCGAGCCTGACCTCGGTCTTGACCGGGATCATGTTGGGCGCCCAGCCCATGCCGGCGCAGGCTTCGGCAAGCGACTTCGGGTCGTCGCACTTGTAGGCGAGCTTGCCGGTGAGCGTGACCTTGAAGCCGCCGGCCTCGAAGGTCTCGCTGCCCTCCTCCTTGGCCGCGTGCAGCGCAAGGATGCGGTCCTCGGCGACGAGGCGCGCTTCGCGCGCGACATCCTCGGCGCGCTTGGCGGCGATGTAGACCTCGACGGCATCGGCCAGCGGGTCGATGTCGGCGGCGATGGAGACGGGAACAGCGCTCATCGTGAGCTCCTTGCAGTGGTGCGGCGCGGTGCCGCGGTGGATGGTCAGTGGCTGCGCGTGGAGAGGTCGCAGTCGATGAGAGCGATGCGCAGCTCGTCGATGCGCTGCCGCGCCAGGGCCTCGAGCTGCGCATC